CTTACGCACGCCCAACTCCACGTGCTGCGCGAGAACGCGCGCGAGTTGGATCGCGACAACTGCGTCGCCGGCGGTCTGCTCAATCGCATGGTCGATAACATCGTCGGCGAGGGCGGGCGCTTTGAGGCCCTTACCGATGACGAGCAATGGAACACGCGGGCCGAGGGCCTGTTTGACGAGTGGGCCTTTGATGCCGACGCGGTGGACGTTGCCGGGCGATTTGCCTTTTGGGAAATGTCCCGGTCCGCGCTCCGGGCCGTCCTGGTGGACGGTGACCATCTCATGCTCAAGATTCGCAACGGCACCTTGCAGCAAGTCGAAGGTCATCAGTTGGGCACGCCAACCCGGCGCAGCATCCCCGCCGGCACGCCGTCGGGCACGCGCATCATCCACGGCATCGAAATTACCAAGACCAACAAGCCGGTGGCCTATCATTTGGGGCCGAGCCACCGCGGCATCGAGCATATCTTCAAGACCACCCGCGTCGAGGCCAGCAAACTCTTTTGGCTCTGGAACTGGAAACGGTGCAGCCAGACGCGCGGACAGTCGAGCCTGGCCGACACCGATATTTACTTTGAGCACCTTGACCGATACATCGAGTATGCGATTGTGGCATCCCAGGTTGCGAGCGCCCACGTCATCGGCGTCGAAACCGAATACGGCGAAGCGTCGGGCGAGCCGGAAGGCACCGCGGAAATCGACGAGTTGGGTAATGAGCAATTTGTTGAGGAAACCGAAGCGGGCACCATGCTCTACATGGAGCCGGGCGAGAAAGTCAAGCCTCTCACGCCCGCCCATCCCATGCCGGAGTTTGAGCCTTTCTTGCGGGCCTTCGGCCGCATCATCGGCCTGCCCTACGGCCTGCCGATCGAGGTGGTCCTGCTCGACTGGTCGCAGGGCAACTACGCCAGCGCCCGCGGGGCCATGCAACAGGCCAAAAAAGCCTGGCGGAACTGGCAGAAATACATCTACACACACCTTATGTGGCCGGTTTGGGTCTGGAAGATTCGCCAGTTTATCGCCCAGGGGAAACTGGCCAACCGTGATGACCACGCCAAGATGCTGTGGGTGGGGCCTGGGTGGGATTGGATTGACGTTTACAAAGAGGTCGTGGCCGCCGAGCGGGGCATCGGGTGTGGCATCGAAAGCCGGGCCAGGGTGCTCATGCAGCGCGGTCTGGACCTGGGGAACCTGATGCGCGAGCGGGCCAAGGCCATCGTGATGGCCAAGGCCATCGCCAGGGAGTTTCAGATTGAGAATTATAAAGACGTGCTCGGCGAGGTGAAAAAGCCGGCCGGCCGCGCGACGAAGCGCGGCGGTACCCAAGGGGAGTGACCATGCCGTTTGTCAACTACCACAGTTGCCGGCTGAAAGACCCCGGCAAGTTCAAGGACGGCAAAGACAATTGGGCCACGGTCGGGCGCAAATCGGCCAGCAAGGGGGGCCGCACTTACCTGGCAGTCCGGGGCGTGCTTAAGGCTACCGGCAAGTGGGCCGACCAGGCCCTGCGCTATGCCAAGGGCAAGTGGCCCAAGGCCGTGGCCCAAAGCCATTGCAAGGCCCACAAGGGGATACTCTTTGAGCCGGCCAAGGGTACCAGCGCGCCGGGCGACCCCGATGAGGTGGCCGAGGTCCTGGCGGTCGGATGGTATGGGCCGAGAGACGTAAGCGCGGCCGAGCCATGCCCGACCTGCATGGACGATGAGGCCATCGACGCCCACGACCTGGGCGTCGGCCTTGAGGATGGTGCCACCCCGGCCATCGGCCACGTCGCCGCGGGGGGCACGGTGGAATTGCCGACCGAAGCGCTGTGCCTGGCGGCCGGCGACAAGTCAATCGAATTGGCTGCCGATGACGGCGACGGCGGCAGCACACAGTTTAAGATGCTGGCCTACAGCGGCTATCCCGTCGTGGGGCATTGGTACTACGGCACTTTGGTTCTGGACTGTGCCGGCATGGTCTTTGACGGCGCCAAGATGGCCGTGCTGCGCGAGCACGAGCGCAATCGTATCGTCGGCCTGGCCCCCACCAGGGATATTGAGCATGACACCGCGCTGGTGGTCACCGGAAAGGTGCTCGACACCGGGGACGGCCGCGAGATTCTGAGCCTGTCGAAGCAAGGTTTTCCCTGGCAGGCCAGCATGTATTTCCGGCCCCTGGGTGACGTGATCCAGTTGGCCAAGGGCGAGACCATGACGGTCAACGGCCACCCGGTACGGGGGCCGGCGTATGTATTCACCAAGACCCGGATACGCGAGGTGAGTTTCTGCACGCTGGGTGCAGACCATAGGACCCGCGCACGCGCGTGGGCCGCTGCCGATGATGGCCCGGCGGCCATCACCGTCCAATCGAGCAAACCTGATGAGGAGCACGAACCCATGGCAGAGCCGCCAACCCCAGGCGCCGAAGCGCCCCCGGCCGCAGACCTGTCGAAAGTCACGGCCGAGCAATTGCGGAGTGCCAACCCGGACCTGGCCGCGGAACTGGCCAAGGCGCCGGCGGGCACCGTCGAGGAACTGAAAGCGGCCATGCCCGATGCGCCGGCCGACTTTCTCTTGGAGCAAGTCCAGGCCGGGGCCAGCGTGGCCGACGCCCGCGGGAACTGGGCGGATAAGGTGCTCAAGGAAAAGGCCGCGGCGGCCGAGGCCGATGCCACCACCACCTCGCCGGTCGAGACCGCCGGCGACGGCACGGGCGCCGAGGACGTGCCCAAGACGTTTCGCCAGGCCGTGGCTCTGATCCAGAAAGAGCGGGCCGATGAAGGACGCCCGGTGAGCCGGTCCAAAGCCATGAGCCTGGTGGACGGGCGGTGGCCCGACTTGCGCAGGAAAATGGTGGCCGCGGCCAATCCCACCAAGAAGGCTGTCGTGGACGGCCACTTTGCCGCGGCCGATGCCAGCGAATTGCCGCACGCCCGCAGGGCCGCCAACACACCGGGCGGTTAATGGCCGGCCGCCGATCGTAGAGGGGTTGACCAGGTGAGGGGTAAAATCGAAAGGTAGTGGCCATGAGCACCCAACCGCAATCAGCCGCGGCCAAAGCCAAGGCCGACGCCGAAGCCAAGAAGGTTGCCGACGCCGAAGCCAAGAGGGCGGCCGACGCCGATACAGACGAACATGCCGGGGCCGACGGGGAGCGCAGGTCGGACGATGGACCGGGCGACACACGTGAGCCCGATGCCCCCAAGCCGGGAAGTGACGCCCCCCGGCCGGGGGCCGAGGGTGGTCAACCTGCCACCGGGGTTGCGGCCGCGACCGCCGCGGCCGGCCAACCCGCGACGTTGGAGGACGCCATCAATCGGCACCTCGAACGTCACCCGACCTGCCACCGTTGGCTTGCCAAGCAAATCTGCATCCAGGCTTACCCGGAACTCGCCGGCCTGCCGCCCACGCGGTTAAGCCGGCAGCGCACCAAGCAGCAACAAGGCGCATAGCCGCCAAACGAGGGAGACGCGAGCGACGTGGCCGGCCGGGTGAGGTGATGCCGGCCGAGTATGAACCCCGAAGGTAGGAGTTACGCAAATGGCTCGACAGATCGAAAACGGGCATGTGACGTTGCAGGTCAATGCCACGGTCCCCACGACCCGGTTCGCCCTGGTGAAACTGGTCGCCGGCCTTGCCGCGCTCAACACGGTGACCGAAACCGACGTGCCGGTCGGCGTCGGCCAGGTAGCGGGGGCCGTCAATGCGCGCATCGACGTGCGCCTGCTCAACGATCCCGGCACGTTCAAGATGGTCGCCGGCGGGGTCATCGCCCTCGGCGCCGACGTGTACGCCGCGGCCGCTGGCAAGGTGACCGCGCTGTCGGCCACCGCCGGCGACTACCGGCGCATCGGCCAGGCCCTTGAGGCCGCCGAGGCCGACGACGACATCATCGAGGTGCTGCCGTCCTTCGACCACCACATTGAGACCGTGACCTGATAGACGGTCACCGTCTCACAAGAGTTGTAACCGCCCGGTCGGGGCGTCTCGGCCTGGGAGACAAAACGACGGCGTGGCCGTTGCCACGCGCGGAAAGGAGTAGTACCATGGCCGTTAGCGCAGCCTCTACCCTGCAACGCCCGGACCTGGGCGTTACCATCGAGGAATACCGGCTTGAGGCGCTCAGCCGGTCCCTCATCGCCGACCAGGCGCTGCCGCTGTTTGAGGTGGCCCTGCAATCCGCCGAGTTCGGCGTGATCCCGGTCGAGACCGGCCTGCGCGTCCCCGACACCAACCGGGCGCCCGGCGCCGCGTACCCGCGCGGTGACTGGCAGTTTGAGACCGACTACTATGCTTGCTCCGAGCATGGGTGGGAGGAGGTGGTTGACGACAGCCGCGCCGCCATCTACCGGCGTTTCTTCGACGCCGAGCAAGCGACCGCGAGAAAGGCGGCCAAGGTCTTTTACACGGCCCGCGAGTACCGGGCCTCGGCCTTGCTGTTCAACACGACCACCTGGTCAACCGCGAACACCGAAAAGCAGACGGTCGCCGTGGAATGGGACACCTN